GTAAACAAAAAGAGTCCTTAGAGTGGCTACTTAATTAAAGAGGTAAATGATGGCTGATACAACATTATTTGGAAGATTACAACGACTATTCTCAAATAACGTAATTGTTAGGAATGTTGGTGGTAAAAAACTAAAAATAGCTGATACTGATAAAGTTCAGCATATAGCAAAAAGTAATCTTGTTGACAGATTTACAAAATTGTATTCTGGCTATGGAGCATCTGCAACTACAGACGCAGTTCATAAGAAATCACTAAGATTAGGATTATTTAAAGATTATGAATCGATGGATGATGATGGTATTATTGGTTCTGCATTAGATATCTATGCAGACGAATCTACTATGAAAAGTGAATATGGAAGTGTCTTAGAAATACAAACAGAGAATGAGAATATAAAAGCAATATTACATAACTTGTTTTACGATATATTGAATATAGAGTTTAACTTGTGGCCGTGGGTTCGTAATATGTGTAAGTATGGTGATTTCTTTTTACATTTAGAAATCAACGAAAAGTATGGTATTACAAATGTAGCACCACTTTCAGCATATGATGTAGCAAGAGTAGAAGGATTAGATCCAGAAAATCCTCATTATGTTAAGTTTATCTTAGAACAAGGAACAAATGAGAGTTCAGCATACACTACTTCAAAACCACATCAATCAGAATTAGAAAATTTTGAAGTAGCACACTTCAGATTACTTTCAGATTCTAACTTTCTTCCATATGGTAAGTCAATGGTTGAACAAGCAAGAAAAACTTGGAAGCAGTTAACACTTATGGAAGACGCTATGATGATACATCGTATTATGAGAGCACCTGAAAAGAGAGTATTCCAAATAGACATTGGTAATATCCCACCTGCAGAAGTTGATAACTATATGCAGAAAATTTTAAATAAGATGAAGAAAACACCTATTATCGACCAAGCAACAGGCGAATACAATCTAAAGTATAATATGCAGAATATTACGGAAGATTTCTTCTTACCTGTACGTGGTGGAGATAGTGGAACAAGAATTGAATCACTTCCTGGTTTAACTTATGAAGCTATAGAAGATATTGATTATTTAAAGAATAAAATGTTAGCAGCACTTCGTGTTCCTAAAGCATTTATTGGATATGAAGAATCACTTGGTAGTAAAGCAACACTTGCAGCAGAAGATGTAAGGTTTGCTAGAACTATCGAAAGAATACAAAGAATTACAATATCAGAGTTGACTAAGATAGCTATTGTTCACTTATACGCACAAGGTTATCAAGACGCAGACTTAGTAGATTTTGAATTAGATCTTACAAATCCATCCACAATATATGAAACTGAAAAAGTTGAGTTGTGGAATAGTAAAACACAGTTAGCATCTTCTATGTTACAAGATGGTATAGTTTCTACAGAGTGGATTTACAAGAATGTATTCAATTTTACTGACGATAAGATTAAAGAAATGGATAATCAGATTGTATTTGATTATAAGCAGAAGTTTCGCAGAGCTCAGATAGAGAGTGAGGGTAACGACCCTGCAAAGAGTGGAGAAGCACAAGGAACACCATCAGATAATCAAGCAGGTAGGACAGGACATGAGTTAGATGATCAAGGTGGTTCACCTCCTGGTGGATTTGAAGGTGCGGGAAGACCAAAAGAAGGTGGAAAATACGGAAAAGATAGTGGAGCTAGAGGTAGAGATCCTTTAGGTGCACATGATAAGAAAAAACAGTATAATCCAGGCTTAGCACTCGCCCATTTTGATGGTTTAAAAAAGAATATGGAAAAATTTTCTAAAAAAGACTATCGTTTAATAAACGAAGCTGATACGATTGAAAACGAATATAAAGAAGAACTTAAAGACGTTAAAACAAAGTAATTTTTTATATTTTTATATTTATATATGACATACTTAACGCTGGAGCATTTTAATGTTGAATAAAAAAATGAAACACAATAAGATTAAGAATACAGGCATTCTTTTCGAATTGTTAACAAGACAAATTACAGTAGACTTAATGGAATCAGACACTTCCAAAGCTGTAGATATAGTAAAGAAGTATTTTAAAAATGGTACACAACTCGGCAAAGAGTATGAACTATATAAGATACTTACAGAAACAAAATATAATACTGAATCTCGTGCAGAAACATTGATTGAAGCTGTAATGGATAATAGAAAGAAGTTAGATGGTGGTTCTATTAAAAGAGAAAAGTATAATCTTATAAAAGAAATAAGAGGTTCTTATAATGAAAAAGATTTTTTCAATACAAAAATCAATAATTATAAAGTTTTAGCGTCCATTTACAATTTATTCCAACATAAAGAAGAAGTAGCTCCAGATAAATATGTTGCAACAAAATATACTATTGTAGAAAATATTACTTCTCGATCTAAAGCTCACAAGAGTAATAAAACATATGATTATCTAAAAAAGCAAGAAAAAGACTTGAGAATATTAGCATATTCTACATTAGTAGAAAAATTTAATAAAAAATACTCTAATTTAACAGGAAAACAAAAGAAATTAATTAAAGAATACATTAATAACATTTCTAATACAAATAAGTTAAGAGAGTATGTCGATAGTGAAGTTGAAGTAGTAAAAGCTACTTTGAAATCTCAACTTAAAAAAGTAGATGATAAAGTTACGCAAATTAAGCTAACAGAAGTTGTTAATCAAATCGATAAGATGAAAAAAGGCAAGATTGTTTCTGATAAGCAGGTTGTTTCGATGATGAGATATTACCAACTAATAGGAGAGATAGACAATGTCGCAAACTAAATTTGATAAACTTAAAGAAACACTTCGTGAACTTATCGAACAGGACTTAGAAGAAGCATCCGTAACAGGTGCATTAGACGGCGGAGAAGGTCCTCCCAAGACACCATTTGCTTTTAGTGGCAAACGTAAAAAAGACAAAAAGAAAAGAAAAAGTATAGCAAGCCAAAGTGGTTACAGTATGACTGAAGCTAAATTTGCAGTAAAAGTTAATGTTGGTACTAAAGGTGAATCAGCTACTATTATAATTGACGCAGGTTCTAAAGCCGCAGCAGAAATGATGGTTGTTAAAAATCTCAAAAAGGGAAGAAAAGCAATCATAAGTGTTAAGAGAGTTGAAGCTGGTAAAGCAAAACAAGTTGATAAGAAACTTGAAAATGTAACAGAAGGTAGAAAATCTAAAAACCAAAGGCATTGGAAACTGGTTAATGTTATTCATGAAAATATATCTGCAATTGTAAATTTAGTTCAAAAAGATAAGAGAGACCCTAAAGAAGTAATAGATACAATGGGGCCTGTTCTACAAAGGGCTGTTAAGGAAACTCTTAAACAAAAATTCAAACCAAATGCAAAACCAGCATTTACTACAAAAAAAGATATACGATATTACGGTGATACAACAAACCAAGAAAAAATCAATATATTTATAACTGAACTTAAAAAGTTTGCTAAATTACTTGATATTGTGGTTAAGAAACCAACAAAGGTTAGTGTAAAAAGATTACAAGAAGCTTGGACAACTATTTGGAATAGTAAATTTGGTGCAAATATTGCACTAAATGGTCAGTTTGCAAATACAATCATAGAATCTATATCTATAACTGAGGGTAAATACCACGATTATAGAAATGATGAATCTTTAACAGCTAAACAAAAGATTGGTCGTTCTATGATGGAAGTTCGTGATACGTTAAAAACCCTTGAGGGTATAGTTGGTATGAATATAAGGCTCAAAACTGAAATAGGAGTTGATTCTACATCTTATTGGAAACGTACTCATGGAGCTATGAAAAAGATTAGTGAAAGGTTAGTTAAGTTAGCTAATAAAGTTGGTCAATTACATTAGGGTTTCCTGTGAAACTGAATCAAAAACCAAAGTGGGAACACTTTAAATTTCAGCTTATTTATAAGCTGTTAGATATTATAAAACTAACCAAAAAATTTTGTGAAGAATCCTTAAAGAATGGGGATAGAAAAAGTTTTAATAAGATAGAAGCTCTTGGTAAAGTAGATAAACTTATTGAAGAGTTAGAAGAAATTAGAACTGAAATAATTAAAGTAAGAAGTTAGGAACAATCATGAGACAACTCATAGTAGATTATTTGCCATTTGAAATAAGACCATCTAAGATTAACGAGTCAATGAAAGAGAACGATGGTAAGTTGATTGTTAGCGGCATCTTACAAAGAGCAAATGCTGAAAATCAAAATGGTAGAATATACCCTAAAGAGATTTTAGTAAGGGAAGCAAACAAATACAACAAAACATTTATATCAGAACGTAGAGCTATGGGAGAACTCGACCATCCAGAGAGTTCAGTAGTCAACTTAGCTAACGTTTCTCACAATATCAGAGAGATGAAGTGGGAAAATGACGACTTGGTTGGAACGGTAGAAGTTCTACCAACACCAGCAGGAAATATATTAAAAGAATTATTTAAATCAGGCATTAAGTTAGGTATCTCTTCAAGAGGTATGGGTTCAGTAGAAGCAATAGATGAGGATGATACAGGAAAACAAACAGTTGCAGTTCAACCTGATTTTGAACTCATAGCATTTGATTTCGTATCTAATCCATCTACACAAGGTGCTTTCTTACATCCAACAAATGAGGGTGTACTCAATGAAAGTGTTAGAGTAGATGGTAGAAATCCTAATGAATGTGGACAATGGTGTAAAGTAGAAGAAATAGCAAACGATATTATCAGAGGAATGTAATGAGTAAATATAAAAAAATAGCAAAAAATCTGCTGATAGAAAACGCTTGGGATAGAAAATTTGGTGAACCACTTCCTACATTAGAGGATGTGATGAAAGAAGCAGAATCAATGTCACTACAACCTAAAGGTGGTGGTCAAACAGTTGTATTTAAAAATAAAGACAACTATGAAAAAGCTAAAAAATCTGGTGACTATGAAGAACCTGAAGAAACAGATGATGGTGGTGAAAAAGAAGACCCATCAGGTAAATTAGGTGCTGGTGATTTTGATAGAGATGGTGATAGAAGTGCAGATGCTGGTGATGACAAAGGTGGTGAACCAGAACCTGAAGATGAAGAACCAAGTGGTGAACCAGAAGCTGGTAAAGAAGAACCAAAAGATACTGGTAATGATTCGTGGTATGATGATGAATTAAACGCTAAAAGAAAGAAGAAGGAAGAAGGCGATCCTTTAAGCTCAGATTATGATTCAAAAAAGGCTTCAGAGGATTTTGAAGAAGACAGAGAGTATATGTTAGGTCGAAGAAATGATGATGGAAGTAGGCAGATGTCAGATTATAAAAGTGGTCTTGGTTATGGGGGAGATGAGCGCCGACAGGCGAAAAAAAGAAAAGAAGAATGGGATAATAAAAAGGAAAAGAGAGGGCAAAGAGCTACAGCAATTGCAAGTGGTGAAGTAGTTCCTAATAGTCCAGAAGATTCTAACATGGCACTTGATTATTCTAAACAGGCGATTAATCTAGCAAAGGAAAAGCTTATTGACTCGAGTTACCCAGAAGATAGACAACGAAATAAATTAGCATTAAAAAAAGCTAAAGATTCAAAAAAAGCAGTTAAAACAGCTATTAAACAACAAGCTAAAAAACAGGGGTGGAAAACATCCTTCGGTTCAGGTCGTGTGAAAACAGAAAACGTTAATAGTGTTACAATCAACGGTAAAACATATAAAAAAATTCAAGAACAAAAGAAAGTTACGGATAAACATCCTTTAAGAGAAACTTATGAAAAAATTGGGGGAATGTAATGCCGAAGTATACACAGAAAATGTGGAATGAATGGAAAGACTTTAGATTAGATGAAGCACCACCCATGTATAAAGGTGCTAAAAAATCTGCTCAAAAAGATGTTGATAGTTTAGATAAGAACTTTAAGATGATGATTAAAGAAGCAGACAAAGCTGGTGATAGAAAAAAAGCTATGGTACTGATGAAAGCATATAAGAAGTATATTATAGAATTAAAACTAATCTTAAAGAAAGCTTAAAATGTTCAGTAAGATTGTTGAACAGTCAATTAAAAACGGATTCTTCGATGAAGTAAATGAAGATGTTCTGAATGATGAAGAACAATTCAATACTATGGTTGACGTTTTTATGGATGAAATCATTAACAATCTAAACGAACTCAGACGCAAAAGAGTCATTCGTAATAAAAAATTAAAACTCAGAATTATTTGTCCAAGAAATAAAAGATATAACCCATCCTCAAAAACTTGCGTAAGGGTTTCAGGTAAAGATAGGGTTAAGAAGAGACGGGCGATGAAACGAGGCGCTATGAAGAAACGTGGCAAAAAAGCTATGATGGTTAGGAAGAGAAGGAAATCTCTTCGTAAAAGAAAAGCTATGGGGATAAAATAGTGAAGTTTTCTAATAAAATAGAAAAACAATTATATGAATCTTCAACGACTACTTATGGCGGAGGATTAAACACAGGAGATGCGTGGCCTGATGGTCTTTTTACAAAGTATGGTGAAAGAAGATATATTGCAGCAGCAGGGATGCCAAGAGGTATGGTTCAAGTAGTAGCTCCAGCAGCAGATTCAATATATGGTGGAGATGGTAGTGAAATACCTCAACCTGATTTGGCTGGTGGAACATTCAAAAGAACCAAGATTACTCCTGAATATATGAAAAGTAATGAGGTGATTGATCCTAATGAGTTGAGAGATGATACACCACCATTAGCACCTAAACAAAGAGTTTATGGTAGAAGAGCTTTTGGTAAATCACCTAATTATACTATTCCAAGAGAATCAGCTAATTTTATAACTACAACACCAAATGTACTTGTAAAGCCAACGACACCACCTGAAGGAAGTGAAAGTGGTGGAATACCTGCAACTCCTGAGCCTGGCTCAAAACAAGCAGGAAGCTCAAGTGGTAACAGACAAGTTCAAAAAGGTGGAGAAAGTATCTTACATGGTTTAGATAAGTTATATATTTATAAGATGATGGAAGAGCAAAGAAAAATTTTAGAGGGGTCTTTACCGACTAAAGTAAAAGATGTTAAAAAGGTTAAAGGTGTTAAACCACCTAAAAACTCTAAAAGAGGAAAAGAATTTTATAAACACCATAAATATCATAATGGTCCTCATATAACTGGTAAAGGTGCTGAACACGCAACCTATGATTTTGACGATGATGATTATGAAGTAGATGGTGGAATACAGAAACGTAAAGATAAACAAAAACGGGGATATGAACCAGTGGAATCCGTAAATGAAAAAGTAATTAAAGTTTCTAAAAAAGATGATGTACCCGGTAATCCAATGAAGATGAAAGGTGAAGAAAAAATTAAAAAGTTAGCTTGGAGTGGTAGTGTTGGAATGAAAAAACCAGGTAGTTATGAAATTAAAGGTAATAAGTTAAATGTAAATAATATCAGACCTCGTGATAAAGGATTTTTTGTAAGACATTTCACAATGGGAACTGGATTTAAAAAAGCAAATCTATATTATGATGGTGTTCATTGGCAAGGAAAGAAAAAATTCTAATGATAAAACTAAAAGACATATTAAATGAGAAAAAAGAATTAGGTGGAGCTATCATAAATAAGATTGATAGATTAACTGATAGGAACAATCATACTATGGCTAGAATGGAATTAGCTAAAGTTATGGGTAATAAAAAATTAGAAAAAATTTATATGGCTATAGAAGATATATCTAAAGCACTTGGGAGTTTACCACCAGAGTTAAGTAAACTTCGTATAAAGATGGATAAAGATTTATTTAAACAATCATACAGAACATATTCAGACCACGATGTTATAGTTGGTGTATTTTAATGATAAAGTTAGTAGACATATTAAATGAAATAGTAAAACCAGGTGATGTCTTTCAAGATTATTACAAAAAGGGTGTAGAGATTGCTGTAGAGAAGAGTATGGGTAAATGGAAAACAGTATCTTTCAATTTAAAAACAATGAGTGCTAATGAGGTTGGAACAAATAATACTTTAGAAAAACAAAAATCAATGAAGTTGTCATCTTCAGATAAAATGAAGATAAAGAAGATTGTAAAAAACCCACAAGATGCAGATTATATAAACCAAGACGATTCAAATATGGCAAAAAAATTATTAAGGGTATTGAGATGATAAAATTAAAAGATTTAATAAAAGAAAACGATTGTGATTGTGATTGTGGTGGGGATAGTTGTTCTACAAAGGAATCAATAACAGAAAACAAAAATCTCAAGAGAGGGTTTGGAGAACCATTACCTACACTATCAAGCGTAATGAAAAATCATCAAAAGGATAAAGCAGTTGTTACAGAACAGATGGATAAGAAATTAGCAGATGTTATGACAAGATTTTTACTTGGTGATAGAAAAAAAGCAATTAGACAGTTAGCTATGATGGCATCTAAGATAGATGTAGAAGTTGATAAAGATAATTACAACTCACAATATAGTGATACAAATAGAGCTCTATTAAAGGTATTAAAAAGAGTAATGTAATGCCTGCTAAGTCTAAAGCACAACAAAAATTTATGGGGATGGTTCACGCTTATAAGAAGGGTGAGATGAAGGGGTCAGAAGCATCTAAAGATGTAAAGGATGCTGCTAAAGGAATGAAGAAGAGTAGTGTAAAGAAGTATGCTAAAACAAAGCATGATGGTTTACCTAAAAAAGTTAGTGAAAATAATAAAGCAGAATTGTATAAGATGTATACAAAGGCTATGAAAATGATGCCTGGCACTTCTAAGCAAAAACAACTTATAAAGAAGATTCATGCTTTACGAAAAAAATTAGGTATGAACGAAGAAAGAGATTACAAAGCAGAGTATAAGAAATTTCAGTCATCTACCAAATCTAAAAAATATAGAGCTGAGTTAAATCAGTACAATAGAAAAAAGGGAACTTACGGTAACGGTGATGGTAAAGATGCATCACATAAAGGGGGAAAGATAGTGGGATTCGAAAAAGAATCAACTAATCGTGGAAGAGCTGAAAAGAGTCGTCTGAAAAGAGAAACCTTACAAAAATTAGTAACAAAGTATGGTGCTAAAAAGGTTAGAGAGACGATTATAGCAGTCAGACCTAAAGCTGTCACAGTTAAAGGTTATAGAATGCCCGAAGATCCAGATTTTGAATACGATCCTGAAAAAGTAGCTGATGAGGGTTTCGGTGGAGAACTTAAAGGTAAAGATAAAGATAAGTTTGAAAAAGCAAGAAAAGAGAATGCAGAACAATTGGGATATAAAGCAACAGGTACTTCAGATACTAAAAAACAAGAATTAAAGATGGCTCATCAATTGAAAGAATCAACAGATAAATTAGTTAAAGCTTTAAAAAAGAAACTTTCTGATGAGGGTGGAGCAGCTGGTTTTAAAGATTTAAAAGATACTGCAAAAAAGATGGGAATTGATTTGACAGCAGGTATGGTAAAAAAAATGAGTGGTATATCACAACACAGAGATGGTGATTATATATTAGAATCTGTAGATGAAGCACCAATCACTTCACCATCACAACAACCTTACAGTTCACCAGAAGCACAAAAGATGGCTGAAAAAGATATTATAGGTATGTCAAAGATTTTAGGTAAAGCATCACAACTATCAATTAAGAAAATGATGGATGGTGTGAAGAGTGGTAAATACGATGCTTTTGATTTACAAAGAGCTATCGTAAGTGGTCCAGTTAGAGACACACATACAGGCGAAAGAGATTTTTTACGAGTTCTATGGAATAAAGTAAGAAGTGGGTTTAGGAGATATTCAAAAAGAGGAAAACTTAGATAAGTTTATATTTATACTATATAGGAGTTAATAATGGCTAAGAATATAAAAATGAAAGATTTAATTAAAGAGAGCTTTGGTTCAACAGCTTTCTCAACCGTTGGTGGTTTAGTTACACTAAAACCAGTCAATTCGATATCAGTACCATCTATGTCAGAATTAGTAGAGGGTGAATGGTTTGGTGAAGACAAAAAACGTGTTGATACGGGTGCTTTTGTAGAAGAAGTGAAAAGTTTCAGTCGTATGGGTGAAATGATTTATAGGGAAGGATCACTCCGTGATGTTGCTAAAGGACTTTCTGAATTAGCTGATAAAGCTCGTGTAGCTACCTTACAAGAAACCGATGATTGGTTTGATAAGGTTACTATCAATAAAAATATGAAATCATTAGGTAATACCTCAGGTGAGTTTACAAAGATAGCAAAAGAAGCAAACACACTACAACAAAGAATGGAATCTCTATATGAAGATATGGGACACATTCTTGGTAGATATTATGAAATAGATGAAGCTCATAAACCAGGTCATGATGAAGATGAGGTGGAAGAAGCTCTAGATAAAGTCGATCCAAATAAGGTAGAACCTGAAGACGATTACGAAGATAGAGACGATAAAGATATAGATAATGACGGAGATACAGATGATTCCGACAAATATCTACATAAGAGAAGAAAAGCAGTTACCAAAGCAATGGGCGAAACCTATCGGGCTAAAAAGAACAGACCTGTTAGAAGATTAAGAGACATTGGCAATTAAATTTAGAAAATAGAGGTTTACTTGATAGAAGTAAAAGTCCGTAGAGGACAATCAATAGAAAAAGCAATATCGATTTTTAAGAAGAAGGTTAAAGATAGTAAGATTCTTTATGAATTAAGAGAAAGAGAATACTATATGAAACCGTCATTAATTAAAAAAGAAAAAAAAGCTAAGGCTAAAGCACGAAGAAAAAGACAATCATTTGATTGATTTTTTCAATTTTTATATACTTATATAAAACGAAATACACTTTTGTATTATTCAATACGTCTTAAAGTGTACCTGAAAGATAAATAACTTATTATAGTTCCCAATAACTATATTGAATCCAATTATGGAGAATTAAAATGGATGAACTTTTAAAAGATGCAATTGCTGACGCAAAAGCGGTTCGAGAAACTGCACTTGCTAACGCAAAACTAGCTCTTGAAGAAGCGTTTACTCCTCGTTTAAAATCTATGCTTTCTAAAAAGATCCAATCTGAAATGGAAGATGCTGTCGATGAATTAGAAATCGATGACATGGACGGTGAAGATGGTGAAGAAGAAGAAGCAAAAGACGAAATGGCTAAAAAATCCTCTTACATGGGACGCGACGGTGAAGAAATGGATGACGAAGATGGCGAAGAAGCACCTGAAGCTGACATGGAAGCTGACATGGAAGATGACATGGGCGACGAAGACGACATGGACATGGGTGATGAAGATGGCGAAGAAGAGATGGAAGATGAAGGCGTCATTGAAATCAACGGTGTCAAATATGCACCTGTCATGGAAGCTGAAGAAGATGAAGAAGCTGAAGAAGTCGATGAGATGAAAGACGAAGATGATGATGAGATGGATGAAGACCTTGACTTAGATGAGATCCTGAAAGAACTTGAAGAAGTTGACGAAGCTGATGAAGTTGACGAAGAAGTCGACCAATCTTCTGGCATCGGTTCAGGTGATAACAAAAAAGGTGACGTTGATAAATCTTCTGGAATCGGTACTGCTGGAAAAGCAAAAATGACCGAAGCTGAAGACGAAGACGAAGCTGAAGAAGTTGATGAGTCTGAAAAAGTCGAAGATGATGATGAAGTTGATGAAGATATTGATTTAGAAGAAGTGATTAAAGCACTTTCTGAAGATGAAGTAACTGAATCTGCTGAAGAAGTCGTAACGCTTAAGGGAGACCTTAAAGAGCATCGCAAAGTAGTGAGATATCTACGCGAAAAACTAAATGAAGTCAATTTACTTAATGCTAAACTCTTGTTTACCAATAAACTCTTTAGAGCTTTTGGTATGACTAATGAGCAGAAAATGAAAGTAGTTGAAACATTCGATCGAGCTAAAACTCTTAGAGAGATTAAGTTGGTTTATACAACTGTCGCTGAGAATTTTGGTAACGAAAACATTAAACCGATTAAAGAAACTAGAACTAAAGGCTCAGCATCTAAAGCTGTTGCTTCTACAAAATCTACGAAACAGGAAATTATTTCTGAATCAGATGATATGAAACAACGCTTTCAGAAGTTAGCTAATATTCTTTAATCATTACTCTTTTGGAGATTAAAATGAGTGAAAAAACAGGCAATTTAACAAAATTGATGGAAGGGTATAACCCTCATCGTCAGTTGCTTGAACAGACTCGTAAGTTAGTACAAAAGTGGGAGCCAACCGGGCTTTTAGAAGGTATTGAAGGAGAAACACCAACACATGGTATGGCTGTTCTTCTTGAAAACCAGGCTCGTCAGTTAATTGACGAAGCAAGTCGCACCGGAACTGCCGCTAACCAAGAAGAGTGGAGTGGCGTAGCCCTCCCATTAGTCCGTAGGATTTTTGGTGAATTAGCAGCACAGGAATTCGTTTCTGTTCAGCCAATGAACCTACCTTCAGGACTTATCTTCTATCTTGACTTTAAGTATGGAACTCAGCAATCTGGGCAACATACTGAAAACAGCGATGTTTTCGGTAACACTTCAAAGTCAAATGCTGACGCAACGGGTGGTCTTTACGGATCAGGTAAATTTGGATATTCAATCAACGATGCTCGCGCAACAATAACACAAGACGGAAACGTAGTTTCCTCTTCTGCAACGTGGGAAAATGTTGATTTTGAACCAGACCTATCTGCTTCTATAGCAGCTGGAAGTTTAGTCAGAATGGTAATACCAAAATCTGACATTGACAGTAACCTTGATGAAGAAGGCGTTCGCGCATTCTCAATTTCTGGTTCAACTGTCGCTGGTAATAACACAGCAATTACAACACTATACCCAGCTTACACTAAATTTAGTGCAAGTAACGTTGTGTTTATTGTTGACCCAGCACAGAATACATTAGCAGACTTTACTGGTTCTTGGGAAGTCAAGTACCATAAAGCACCAACCGATACAACTCGTGGTGATTTTGAACAAGCAGCAACTGGATTTGATGCAAATCCTGAAACTGATGTTGATATCCCTGAGATTGATATCTCACTTAAATCTGTCGCAATCGTTGCGAAGACACGTAAGTTGAAAGCAGTATGGTCACCTGAGTTAGCTCAAGACCTTAACGCTTATCACTCTGTCGACGCAGAGGCTGAATTGACAGCTATGTTAAGTGAATACATTTCAATGGAAATCGACTTAGAAATCCTTGATATGTTAATGCTTAGTGCAACTGCTAAAGAAGAAAAGTGGTCAGCAAGAGTAGGTCATGAATTTGACTCAGCCTCTTCTACTTTTATTGAGTCTTCAGGTGCTTCAAACGCTTACACTAAAGGTGAGTGGTTCCAGACACTTGGAAACAAAATACAATCAGTATCTAACGCAATTCATCAGAAAACTCTACGTGGTGGTGCTAATTTCATGGTGGTTTCACCTGAGACAGCAACAATCATAGAGTCTATTCCAGGATATGCAGCAGATACAGATGGTGATGCAGCTAACAAGTCATTCGCAATGGGTGTACAAAAAGTAGGTGCTCTTAATAACCGTTATACGGTTTATAAGAACCCTTATATGCAGGAAAACAAAATCTTAGTTGGTTTTAGAGGAAGTAATTTCTTAGAAACTGGCGCGGTTTATGCTCCGTATGTACCTCTTATAATGACTCCATTAGTATACGATCCTAAAAACTTCACACCACGTAAAGGTGTGATGACAAGGTACGCGAAGAAGATGGTTCGTCCTGAATTCTACGGTACTGTAATCGTTGCTGATGTAAACTATGTATAATAGTTTGTAAGTACAACACTAAGAACTTAACGTTCTTGATCTATAAAAAGGGTGGTAGAAATATCACCCTTTTTTTGTTCCCCAGATATTTATAACTGTAGACGATGAGTAAAAGCCTCGACTTCGGTTAACCTTTTACTTCTTGAATACGATGATAGAGCCTCGGCTTCGGCTAACCTCTATCATAGGATTTTCAATTAAAACTAATAACTTAGGAGAAGCAAATGGCTTCAACAACAAGAGGCAATGTAAAAAATAGATTGCGTAGAACGCATGCTAGAGACATGGATGACATGGCTGACAGCATGGTAACTTTAACAGACAATAACACACTTACTGGAAGACAAACAGTTAATGGTATAGATTTAACACCAAATGATATTGGAACAACTCTGTTGGGATTAAATCCAACATGGATTCAAAACTTTGGTGGTGCTACATTAGCAGCTGGAGATCATACTACTGATGTGCATATGTTGGACGTATTAACACCAACAAATACACTATTTAATATGGCTTTAGCATTGAAGAAAGTCGCAGCACAAGGTAGTGTAGTGACAGCAGCACAAGCTACACAGATATTCGGAGGTACTGGAGTAGTAGGAACACTTCAAAGTATGACAGGAGTTACAGCAGTAACTACTAACCTTATACCAGCAACTCAAACTGTAAAAACGGTATCGGGAACAACGGCTGCAAATCTAACATTAAATGATTCAGCAACCGATTTAGCATCAGACCAAGATATGGCTATGATACTATTCAATGACTATATAATCGAAGCAAGTCATGTTCTTACAATTGGATGTAATGCAGCTAACGAACACAAAGCATCATCTAATGAGTTTATAGTATCAGGTGCAGGCACAGATGTTATGGATAGACAAGGTGCTACTACAGATGCTCACCAAGATATTATCCTAACGGCTTCAGGTGCAGACACTACTATTTTAGCAGGTTCATATATCTACTTAAATGCAGGTGCTGATACTGATGAGTTAGCTATCAAAGGATGTTTTAGAACATCTGGTGGTACAATCGCAGTAACATATGCTAATTAATAACTAACACTTATTATTAAACAACTTAAAAGGGGATGTTCATTCATCCCCTTTTTTGTTTCTTCGATATTTATTTATAGATATATCTAATTCCATTTTATTTAGGAGAAAACTATGGCTCAACAGCCGATATGGCCAGGAAGCGCTTCGTTTAACTCATCGGGTTCAACACCCTGGCAGTTATATGATGCAGAAGCTAGCTTTGCAAGTGCCTCTGTTAAATTTGCAGATTTTGCAGCAAAAAGACTTGGTTATCCGATTATGTCGATTGAACTACAATCTGCACAATTCTTTGCTTGTTATGAAGAAGCTACTGCAGAATATGCAGCACAAATCAATCAATTTAATATAAAGGATAATTTATTAAATGCACAAGGTCAGCCTACAAGTTCAACTTTCACACATAGAAATTTAGCAACAAGTTTGGGTAGAACCATAGAACTTTCCAGCCAATATGGTACAGCAGCTGGTGTTGGTGGTGATATAGAATGGAAAAAAGGTAAAATTACTGTGAGCGCTGCTTCACAGACATATGATTTAAACGCATTATTCTCAGAAGTAAGTGAGAGTGGTAAAGGAATAGAAGTTAAAAGAGTATATTATGAAGCAAGTCCTGCCATTCAAAGATATTTTGATCCATATGCAACTACAGGATATGGTAGTATCAATATGATAGATGGATTTGGATTTAGTGGTTATTCGCCAGCAGTCTCTTTTACACTAATGCCAATATATGAAGATTTATTAAGAATACAGGCTATAGAATTAAATGATTCTATTAGGAAATCAGCGTATACTTTTGAAATGACAAACAATCAGTTAAGAATATTCCCCAACCCTACATCAACATTTAATTTATATTTTGATTATGTTGTGAGAGAAGATAGGGATAATTTATTGAGGAGACCATATGGAACTGATAGTGGGTCTGGCGTGGTTTCAGATTATTCTAATATACCATATCAAGATATGCGATACACCTCAATCAATTCGGTTGGAGTTCAATGGATTAGAAAATATGGATTCGCACTAACTAAAGAATTATTAGGAATGATTAGAGGAAAGTATGGAACTATACCTATCCCTAACGCTGATACAAGTTTAGATGGAGAGACATTAAGACAAGAGGCTCAAACTGAAAAAGAATTCTTAATTTCGCAGTTAAGAGAGATGTTGGAACAGACAAGTAGAAAAGCCCTCATGGAACAAGAAAGAGATGAGGCTCAAGCATTACAGGAGAAACTGCAAAAAGTTCCTTATCCAATTTACATAGGATAGTTAAATGGCTACAAGATATTTTTCACAAAATGATCAAGATTTTTTTGATAGAGTTAATAATGAACTTATTGGTGATTTACCATCCAATCAAGATGGCATTATAAATCAGACAATAGTTATTTATCAACACGCTATAGAAGAAACTAAAACCAATATGTATGGTGAAGCTGCTGCTGGAAAAGTATACAAACCAGGAGTTCAGACAACTGCATTAATAACTGCAGAAGATTTTGATTTTAATACAGAAGAGTTTGGACCAGATTTAAGACAAAATGCTACATTTGCTATACTTAGACAATCATTACAAGATGCAGATGTAAGACCCGAACTTGGTGATGTTATAGATTGGAACTTTGGTCATTGGGAAGTAAGTAATATGAATGAAAATCAGTTAGTTGGCGGACAAGTAGAGAATAATTTTTCTGTCACACTTTCAGCATTTTTAATTAGACGATCTAACTTACAAATAGAAAGAATTAGGAGTAATTAGTGGCAAGATTAAAACCATTACCACGTAGCGAAAGACGCATAAAATATGGTGGTGTAGCAAATAGGGGTACGATAAAGACTAGAAACAACGATACAGTTAAAAATGTAGAAGTTGGTTTATTAGATGTCGATGCTTCTATTATGTACTATTTTAATAATGTGATTAAACCTACGGTAATAGAACAAGGTGAAGAAGTAAAAGTTCCTTTGATGTATGCAAATCCTGAGAGATGGGCTACTATTCGTAAGCAAGGTTTTCTAAGAGACAGTAAAAGACAAGTGATTACTCCCGTAATTGCTTTTAAAAGAACATCTATGGCTAAGAGAACTGAAATAGCAGTAGATAAACTTGACGCAAACGACCCAAAGTTATTTTATTCATTTGAAAAGAAATATTCTTCACAAAATAGATATAACAGATTTTCAACAGATCAAGGAATATTACCACAAAGAGAATTATACAATGTAGCTATGCCAGATTATGTCACACTTAACTATGAGTGTGTTATATGGACATCATACATAGAACAGATGAATAAAATTATAGAAAAAGTAAATTGGGCTGATGGTTCGTATTGGGGAGAGCCAGGAAAACTAAAGTTTCAATCAAATATAGAATCATTTGAAGATTCCACAGAAATGGGTGAAGGTGAAAGGTTTATTAAAACTACATTTTCATTACAATTATATGGTTATTTAGTTCCTGAATCATTTAATGATAAAATAAATACACAAAAGTTTATTACACCAAAAAAAATTGATATTATAGATGAAACAGATATGAGTGTTTCTTCACTTTTCAATCCAAATACAAAAACAGAAACATTAAGAGTCATTCAAGGTTCAACAAAGAAAAATAGTGGATTAGCAGGAACAACGGATTTTATTAGAGGAACAAGAAATGCAGCTGGACAAGAAATACAAGATTTAGAGTTTACAAACATATATGGTGGTGAAACGATGTTTGTTATGAGAAATGATGGTGCACCAACAAGTTCTAAGGATTTCAAAGCAGTTATTAACTTACAAAATGGTGATTTACTTTACCATAAAAAGATACTTATACTTTCTGGTTCAGAATCTTCATCAAAAGATGGAACAACACAATTGTATGATTTACAACTTGGAGCAAACTCAGCGAGTTATCAAGCATTAACAGGAAGTTTACAAGTTTTAGCTAATGGTGTAAGTTTAGTATCTAACAATAACCAACTGAGTAGTAACGATCCTGCAGATTTTTTCTTAACAGGGTCTTCTACATATTCTCAGACACATTTAGCAGTAAAAGGTCAGGCTTCTAATTTAAGTGCAGGATTTACCTTAAAGACAACAGATAAGTTAAATATAAGTTATCAAAAAGTGGTACCAGACTAATGAGAGAGTTTTTACAAGGATATAAAGGTTCAAACCGAAAGTTTATGGCTCCTGTAAGTGAGTCAAAATTTAATGCTGATGTAATGGAGTTTAAAGATACTAATAGTAATAGAGTTCCATTCCAAATGGCAAACCAAAAAGGTTATGCAACAAGAAATGCAGATGTTATAAATTTTGGTGATGGTAACCATCGGTATAAAAACCAAAGAAAACCATACAAACTAAGCAATTTTTCAGAAGAATCTACTTACTATCAGTTAGATTTGGGATTATCCTCTACTGATAAAGTTAGTGTAATTAATATTTTTGTTAATGGTATATCTCAAGACTCAAGCCCAAATGGAAATACTGAGACTTTTGAAGCAGACTTTAACTTAGTTGATAATTATAGACAAGTAAGATTATATAAAAAATATGGACAAAACAGTAAACTTTTTGGTATAGATTTAAATAGTAGTGATGATATTGAAATAGAATATCAGTTAGGAAGAACATAATGGCATATATTGATTTAGAACGACAATCAAAACCAGAACAAAGAGCTGGTGAGATAATAGTAACCACTCAAGTTACTCAGTCAAGTGGTTTGTATGAGTGGGAACAAAAACCTCTTATACCTGAAAATATAGCTACAGGTTCATTACATTTAGGACCCACAGGAGATATAATTGCTCGTAACGGATACATTTATTCTGGATTATATTCTACTGGTAGTTTAGGTAACAATTTAGCTATCTCATTCCCACTTGGATACATGAGTGGTTCAGTAAAGATACATGGTGATTTGATTGTTGAAGGAAGCCAATCAATACAAAATACAGCAACAATTTCAGTTGAAGACCCAATCCTTGATTTAAACTTTTCAGGTTCTACTGCTTT